CTTCCGCGTTGAGGTCTACGGTCCACGTATCAAGCACCGTGGCAGTGCCAGTGCGGCGAACTTGGAAGGCTAGTTGGGCATACGCAGAGTTTCCTGACCCAGAAATATCTACGAGCCAAGCGGGGTTACCAGTCGTCGCTATCCAAGTGTTAACCGTGCCAGTAACCGAACCGGCTGTCACACTAGCGTAAACTTCGTAGTTTCCACCTTGGCTGGTTGGTGTGCACCACTGTTCTACATACATATAAGAGCCGCCGTTAAGCGCCTCATATACTTGGCCGATGGCGGCACCAGCACCGAAAATTGCGTACGCTGCTTCGGAATACCCAAAACCCGCAGCGAAAACGCCGTAATCGCTGAAAGTAATAAGGACATTGCTCTTGCCGTAGAAGTTGGTCGGCATGACAATAGCGCCAGACGCAACGCCCGCCAGCGTGCGGACGTCGGTGTCGTTCAGTGAAACCGTGGCGGTAGCAGCTTTACCCAACTCAAGGTTGATGGACTGCCCCGCAGTGCTGCCACCCAGACTGATTGGGCCTGAAGAGTTAAGCGTCATTACTTAGCTCCCCGTAGCTCGTCCAGTTCCGCCTTTAACTCTTTGATGGCCGCGAATGCCACGGCGACCAGCCTCTCGTAGTCAACGGCCAGTGTCCCGTCTGGGCGCTTGCGGACAGCAAGTGGGAACATTGCCTCCACGTCCTGCGCGATGACACCGAAGTCGGACTTCTTTACGAAGTATTCGTCCTCGCCGCCATGCTCTGCGATGTAGGCATCGGTCCAATCGAACGTCTTGCCGCCGACTGTCGTCACGATGTCGAGGGCGTTCTCAATCGGACGCACGTTCTCTTTCAGACGCGCATCGGACGAATAGAACGCCGTGACGTTGTTGGTCGCACGGATTTCACCGGTAGTGCCTGAACCAGCAGTGCCAACGCCAAGGCTGTTGACCTGATAGTTGTTGCTTGTGTTCAGCGCGTTTGCGGTGGTCGCCGTTGTAGCGGTTGTCGCTGAAGTGGCGGACGTCGCGCTGGTCGCCGACGTTGCCGATGTGGCAGTCGCCGCGTTGCCGCTGATGTTAATACCCCAAGTGCCAGATGCGCCTGTGCCGTCTGCTTTAGGAGCACCAACGGTGCTGTAGTCAATCGTGCGTGCTGCCGACCCGTTGAACGTCGTGCCCGCCGCTGCCCCGCCGGTATTGTTGAAAGTTACCGCATTGGTGACCGAGCCAGCCGTAGTTGCCGAGGTGGCGGACCCAGCAGTCGTAGCCGAGGTGGCGGTCGCCGCGTTGCCGTTGATGCTTATGCTCCAAGTGCCCGACGCACCAGAACCAGTAGCCGAGGGAACGCTAAGGTTAGACCGAGCAGTTGCCGCATCGGTTGCGCCTGTACCGCCGTTGGCGACAGCGAGCGTGCCGCCGAGCGTCAGCGTTCCCGACGTTGTGATTGCGCCGCCAGTCAGGGTGAGGCCTGTTGTGCCTCCTGATCCAGAGACCGAAGTGACCGTGCCAGTATTGCTCGTAAAGCCTGACGGGTTGCTCGCGGGGTAAGCGCCGAGGGATGACAAGGCCGCCGCTGCGGATGTCGCGCCTGTACCGCCGTTACCGATAGGCAACGTGCCGCTGACTTGCGTCGTGAGGCTGACGCCAGACAGCGTGCCGCCGAGGGTGAGAGAGCCAGACGACGTGACGGTGCCGGTGAGCGTGATGCCGTTTACCGAGCCTGTGCCGCTGACTGAGGTGACGGTGCCGTTGCCCGTCCCCGCGCCGAGGTTTGCACGTGCGGTGGCTGCGTCGGTCGCGCCGGTACCGCCTTGTCCGATGGACAGAGCGGTGGTCAGGCCAGCAAGTGATGTGATGTCAGAGTTCGCGCCAGAGCCAGCCGCACCGAGGTTAAGTCTCGCGCCGGAGGCACTGGTCGCGCCAGTGCCCCCAGACGCTATCGCGAGCGTGCCCGCGAGTGTCAGTGTGCCTGATGTGGTGATGGGCGTGCCGGTAAACGAGAGACCTGTTGTGCCTCCCGACGCGGCCACTGACGTAACTGTACCACCGCCAGCGGTGGACGTGATGGTGATGCCACCCGCACTGTTCGTAATGCTGATGCCCGATCCAGCCGTCAGGGTCGCCTTCGTAAGCGTGTTGCCTGTGCTGTTACCGATGAGCAACTGCCCGTCGGTGTAGGATGTCTGACCTGTGCCGCCGTTGGCGACAGGTAGCGCAGTGCCCGACAGCGACACGGCCAGCGTGCCTGAAGTCGTTACTGGCGAGCCAGTTACGGACAGGAACGAGGGGACGGTCATCGCGACGCTCGTCACCGAGCCTGAACCGGTGCCGACGCCCACGCCGTTGATGAAGAGGCCCGTGGCATTGATGGTGCCCGCGCCCTGCGCTCCAGCGGTAGGCGCGCCAATCTGGATGCCTGCCGCGTTGGTCAGCGCGGTGATGTCTGCGTTTGAGCCGCTTGCGGCTGCGCCAAGGCTTGTGCGCGCAGCGCCAGCCGTCGTGGCGTTCGTGCCACCCTGCGCAACGCTCAGTGGCGTCGTGAGGCCAGACAACGATGTGATGTCGGAGTTAGCGCCAGAGGCAGCCGCCGCGATGGCGGAACGCGCCGCAGCCGTTGTGGATGCCGTGAAGACGGCGGTGCCGATGCCCGTGCCGCCGAGGTTGGTCAGGGCCGACGGTGCGTTACTCGCACCTGTGCCACCCTGCGCCACCGAGAGGACGCCCGCAAACGGGGCGGATGTGGTCGCGGAGATGATTTCCGTGCCGTCGCAATACAGGATAGCAGTCTCACCCTGTGCGACCAGAGTGGCCGTGCCACTGGCCGTCTTGACGCCGAGCGTAAACGCGCCAGTCGTGGCGTTGTTGACCCAGTATTGCTGCACCGTCGCAGGCACAACGATGTTGGCGTTAGACGCCAGTGTGCCTGTGAACTTGTACGCGATACGGTTCAGCTCAGAACCAGCAAGCGTATACGTGCCGCCAGTGACGGCGATGGTCGTGTAGTCGAAGGCGAAGACCGCCTGCTGACCGAGGCCGATGGTGTACCACTGCACGCCGTCGCTTACGATTACGGCGCTGTCGCCCGGCTGCAAGCGCAGCGTGGACGCGGCGTTGATAAGCTCGGTGCCAGACGGATCGACAGTCAAGTCGCCTTGACCGCCGTTGCGGACTTGCACGAACCAACCATCGCCAGCGGCAACGGCGGTGGGCAAGTTCAATGTGCCGAGGCCGCCACCCCAAACGAAGACCCGTGCGCGGTCAGGAGCCGTGAGATTGTATGGTGTGATGGAGAAGTCGATGACCTCGTAATTCTGTGCGAGTTCCGACCCGTCTGCGACCAGACCAGCGCCAGCCAGTGCGGCGGCTTGGGCTTGCGCCACGGCAGCGCCGTAGCGGAACGTGCGCCAGACACCGCCGACGGTGGTGTTGCTGATGAGGTAGCACTGCCACTGCTCACCCGCGCCGATGCTCAGGATTGCGTTACCGGCGGCGTTATCGACCGTGATTGTGTCGGGGCCGAGGTTGTTGAATAGGATTGTCTGGCCGACGCCAACTGACATCGCGTCAGGCAGGGCTATCGTGAACGGGCCTGTTGGCGTGATGTCGATGATGCGTGCGACGACATTGTTGCCGGTGGTGGCTTCAAGCGGCCACTCAAGGGTGATGTCGCTGGTCAGCGCGAGGGCCAGATACGATACGTCTGAGGGGTAAATCGTCGTACCGCCGAAGACTTGAGTGAATGACGTGGACATTATTACGCCTCCTTGCGCACGGCGGATCGGTCTAAGATTTTGGCGAGGTCTTCGCCGTTCAACATTGCCGCCGCGCGGTCATACATGTTCTGCCAAACTGGGATGCGTTCGTCGTTCTTGAGGAACGGCGTTGCCTCAACCAGCGTGCCATAAAGCAAGAGCTGCGGGGCGTATTCTGTAATCCAGTTTGTCTGCACGCTCTCGTCGAGCAATGGCGGCAGTTCGTAATACAGGATTTCGAATGGGTATTCTGCGTCTGGTGTCGGCGCAAGCAGCCAGTGGCTGTAGTCATAGTCGCTGTAGAACAGAGGCGTGTCCGTCTCCAACGCGTTCGGCCAATAGGACCGCAGATATTCGTAGACGCGGGCGAACAAGACTTTGCGGTTGTCCAACGTCGCGCCTATGCCGATGCTCATCGACACCGTATCGCGCCAGCGATCAGGCTTTGGGTAGACAGACTGGCCCGCAGAGAGCGTGCCAGTCACGACGTTGATGAAGCCTTCGATCTTTAGCTCGCGGGCGATGCGGCGCTCGGCGAGGTTGATTAAACGTGGGATTTGCTCAAAGACAATCGGGTCGGACGCAAGCGTATTGCCGCGCTCAAGGTAGCGCTGCACGTCTTGTTTCAACGTCGTGAATGTCATCGCAGTGGCCATAACGTGCCCCTATATCAGATTTAGCGCATAATAACAGCCTTCGCCGCGACTGTCGAAGATATTGTTTACCCAGCGAGGAACTGCGCAAGCAGAGCGAAAAACGCTCCGAGAGCCGCCAGACCACCAGCCAACTTAGCCTTGGGGCCGAGGGCGGGCTTCTCTGCGCCGTCCATAGGCAGGATTTTGCCTACAGTTTTCTTGAGGATTGCCTTCTCGGCTTCCTTCTGGATTAGTTTCTTCAGATTAAGCATAATCGTTCTCCTTACAACCAAGCAGCGTATTTCTTGGTTTTCAGTTTACGGTCATCGAGGCCGTGAGTGCCCCCGTTGATCCGCTTCGTCAGTGCGAGGATCGCAGCGTCGTTGATGCCTTGGTCGCAGATCGACCAGAGCTTGTTTGCGTCAAAGAACCACAGGGCGCTTTCAAAGCCGAGTTCGGTAGCGACGAGGTCTGGATTGTCCAAAATCTCTTGTTCGCGCCCGATATACTTACCGAATGCGCGGTAATTGTTCTTCCCGGTGAGCTGGAGCGGACCCCGGCCCCGGTATTTCCAGCCCTCGCCTGACGCTTCGTCACCATTACCCATACGGTTGGCATAGACGCGGTTGGCGATTTTCTGCGGCTGGCGCTCGTAAGCCTTGGCCAGCGCGTCGGTCGGAAAGTACTTCCCGAAGATGCCGCGCAGACCTTTCGCACCGTAGTTCAGGTTCTCGCTGAACGCCTTAAAGTTTCCGCTTTCATGCGCCGTCTGAGCGAAGAAGTGCGCGGCGCGGTTCTTGTTCAGCTTGAAATGCGCGCAGGCGGCCTTCAGTGTTCCCGGTCCGAACGCACCATCTGGATGGCATCCACATTTATCTTGTAGGTTTATAAGGCTCATTTCCCTGCACTCCGCCAATCTGGAAAGTCATTCTCGTCCACCACGCCGTCACCGTTCGCATCATAGCGCAGGTCGTTGCGGTATTTCTCCCAAGGCTCCATATCGTCATCGTCGTCATCTTCAGGTGTGTCGATGAAGACGGTGGCCTGCGGGTCGTCATACGTCTTTGGCGCAACCATGTCAGGTGTAAGCGGCAGCGGATCTGGTTCAGGCGCTACAGGCTCCTCTGGTTCGGGGTCGTCGCGGTCTTCCGGCGGTGGCGGGACCAGTTCGCCCTTCATGCCCATCAGCGTGGCGTAGGAGCCAGCCACAGCGCCAACAACCGAAGTCATGACGTAGGACAGCAAGCCGAATACGTCTTTGTTGTCGATGACCTCGTTCGATACGAACAGGCCAGCAATCATGGCAACGGTGATAGTGCAGATGACAAACGCCATCGTGCGAGCTGCCATGAGGAGCGCCTTGATGCGCGCGTCCATTAGTTTATCTTCCATCTTTAGTCCTTCCCTGCCAGCGGGTTCGCCAGCGTCTTTTGAATACGTTCAGCAGTCTCGGTTTCAAGCTCCTTGATCCGGCGCTGTTGTTCCTGATCCTGCTGGCGCAGTTGTTCTATGACAGCGCGCTGCATCGCCATGTTCTGCGCGTCGCTGTTCCGTACGCTGCTCGACACCGCATCAACCGTCTGGCGTGTACCGCTGACGCTGCTGGAGATCGAGCCGGTCATGTAATTCAGGGCTTCGCTGTTGATCTTGGTCAGACGTTCGACGCTCGTGACGCGCTCGTCCAATACCGAGATGCGGCCCTCGATGCCAGATAGGTCTGGCGGCACATAAGCCGCCGTGACTTCCTGCATGGTCAAGAACTGCTGATACACTTGGAAGCCAGCCCACAGGCCGCCAAGGATTGTTGAGAATGCAGCAAAGATAATGGCAATCTTGCCACTGCTCAGGCCGCCAATGTTAAAGCTGAAGCCGCTTTCGTCGAACGAAACCTTTGGTTCTTCTTTCTCGTCACTCATATTGCTCGTCCACCATCTGTTGCCAACGGGCGTCGTTTGTCTGCATCATGCGATACATTTCAAAGTTTGCGTCCCGCAGCACGCGCCTGCGGTATATATCACGAATTGCGTAAAAGTCAGCCCTATCTTGTAAGGATGCCTGTGTGTACGCAGCGAAGCCGGGCACGGCCCCCATCGCCGCGATTGTTTCGCCCTCTCCCTCGGACATGCCGCTGTCAGACGGAGGCGCGTTTCCGCCAGATGACGAGGCCGCAGGCGACCCAAGACCCAGAACTTCGACCGTATTAGCCATAGACAGCGGGCTGCTTGCCGCCACGGCCATGTCCAACGGCGACGCGCTCTGCGCCACGGATATAGTTGGCCCCTGTCCGAACACTCCTCCGAACGTGGTGTCGAACCGCATTTGGGTTGTGAACGTAGCCGATGCCGAGCCGTCTTGTGTCTCCTGCATGCCGCCAAATTGTTGCTGGGCACCACTCCCTGCGTCTGAGCCAGTTGATGATATTGTGGGTGCCTGTTCAGGTTCGGGCATTTCAAAAACGTCCATGCCGCCTGCGGCCAGCGCGGCCACTTGATCTGGGTCCAGCCGCTCGACGGAACTAGCGTCGTCGGTCTCACGCACAGGGACTTCCTCATCAGGCTCGTCTGCGGATGTCTCAGCCTCGATAGCCGCCATGACCTCCTCCGCCTGTTCCAGCGCGTCAATGGCTGCCTCTTCCGCCGCTTCTACTTCTTCCGGCTCAAGCTCCGCACTCTGCTCAACAGCCTCGGTAACAGCCTCGGCAACGTCAGCTACAGGGTCAGGCGTAACGTCAATAGCGGCTGGCGGACAGCTTGGGTCCATCGGCGTCACGTTACAGTCAACAACCTCGACCTCTGGGACAGGCGCAATCCACGACAGGATACCAGACTGGTTCTGTAGGAACTGCGCGTTGCGACCGTAGAAAAGCGGTATGTTGTCATCCGCAGTGGGGCCAGTGATGCCTGCGGTAAAGTCGCGCCGACCAGAAAAGCCAAGGTTGCCGTAGTTCAGTTGTATCTTGCCGTCGGCAAACAGACCGATCTCGAAGGTGCTGCTGTTGTTCGTGCCGTACTCGTTCACGCCGTACCAGCCGAAGAGGATTGAGCCGTCGTCGCGGCGATAATACGGATTGCCGGTGTAGCTAATCAGGTCGGACCAATAGGCGTATATCGTATTGCGCTGCGCCAGTTCGATGGGCTGGCCGTTGCAGCATAAGTGCGCGCCGCTTTGGAATGACACGAAGCCGTTGGAGGACACCCACGCGTCGGTGAAGGTCTGGCCCCAATATTCAAACTCGAAGCCAAGAGCTACGTTCCGCGTGTTATCATCGCCAAGGTTGAGGGGCGTCATTGTGGTAGGCGCGCCGTTGATTTGCGGGGGAATTAAGGCAGGTTCGTAGGTCTGCGCAGACGCAGATGTGCTGACAAGTAACGCAGCCAGTAAGGCGGCGAGGCGCTTATTCTGCGTCAGGGCGGCGGTCAGCATTTTCGTCCCAAGCCGTTGTTGCTTCCTCGCCAATCTTACCCATGAACGGACACGGGGTGCCAGCCATCTCCATAGCCCTAAAGACGCGAGTGTCTTGGCACAGGAGGCTCACAGCGGCGACACGCATACCCATGTCGTACAGGGTCTTCGACAGCTTCATCCGCTCGCAGTTCTGATCGCGCACAGTGCGGCCAAGGCTCATGCCGAGGATCTGCGTCTGCACTGCACCAGACTGACCGGTGGTGCAAAGGTCTTGGCTGTAGGACATCATGCTCGGCGCAATCGCGCTAGGCGGCGGCGACTTGATGTTCTGGTCGATAACCTGCCGATTAACGCTCTCGCTGTAGCTCTTGCTGTCGGACACGTTGACGTTGTTGTTCTGGTTAACGTTGTTCGTCGAAGCTGTGCTGTTGATTGTCGAATTCGACGTGTCGGTATTTATGTTGCGGTTCGTGTTGTCGGACTGACTGTTCACGCTCTGGTTGATTGTGCTGTTGCTCGTGTCGATATTCCGGTTGGTGTTATCGGACGTGCTGACCATCGTATTCTGGTTGATATTGGTCAGCGTCCCAGAGTTGATGTTCTGGTTGACGTTGGTGTTTGTGTTGTTCGACGTGTTCTGATTGATCGACGTGACGGTGCCAGAGTTGATGTTCTGGTTCACGTTGGTGTTCGTATTCACGTTCGTGCTGGTGGACGTGCTGGCGGATGTATTATTATTGTTGTTGGTATTGGTGTTGTTCGACGTGCTATTGGTCGTCGTGTTGTAGATATACTCCGTTGGAGCCACAGACACCGGAGCCGCCTGCGCGAACACCATAGATACTGAGCTGGTGGCTGCTATGAAACCTATCAGAAACTGCTTCATCACCGATCCGCCTTGTTGTCCAGTTTGTCCTCAATGCGACGCAGGTGCATCATCACCTCGTCAAACTTCTTGTCGATGGCATTGAACTTCTCATCGCCAAAGCCGAGACGTGCCTCAAGCAGCGTTAGACGGCTGTTGAGATTGACCCACACCGTTATCAAGCCCCCGATGAAGCCGATAACGGTAATGATGGTGTTGATGTCGATTTCCATTATTTCAGGTTCCGCAGCTTGTAGATGGCGGTCAGATACACTTCTGTGACGCCATCGACCAAGTTGGCCACTGCGCGGTTGCCCTCGCAGATGTCCTCGTGGTGCTCTTCGATCCACGCAGCGTCGGCCTCTAGGAGCTTCAGCACGTCGCGTTCAGACACCTTCGGGGCCGGTATGTTGCCGATGAGACTGAACGCGCCTTGGTAGGCCTCTACGAGACGGTCGACTGCGTCGATCACGTCGTCGTAGAAGCCGCCCAAAGCCATGTGCTTTGCGAAACTGCCATCACCCTTGGCGCGCCAGTGCTCAAAGTGCGCCACGTTGCGTGCGTAGAACACGCGGCTGATGAGTTCCTCGATCATGTTACGCGCCGTTTGGTGCAAGCTGGGTGTTTGCCTGCTCCATGATTTTGCGCAGCATCGGGTCGGCTATCTTGTGTGGCAGCTCCTGCAATGCGGCGAGGATGAGGTTTATATCGTTGACGGCCAGTTCCAACTTTACAACTGGCTCCTGTGGCGCAGCCTGATTGTCTACGTCGAGGTGGTCTAGTTCTTTATTCATAGTCTGTCTCCTTTGATTTAACTAGCGGGTGGTGTTGGTGTCGGGGTTGGTTCTTCCCATGGGAAATCCCCTTCAGGGACGTTCACGACGGGGTCTTTAACCAGCGCAATTTGCTTGTTGATCTGTGCGTCAACGTGATCCTTGTAAGAACCAACAACAACGGCTTGTATCCAACCAAGAACATCGGCTTCCGTCAAGTCCTCATAGGGAATGAACGTAGCCGGGTCGAGGCTGTCCAACGGGAATGGCGTCGCGCCATTGAAGGTGCCGCTGTCGCCGTCTTCGTCCGTGCCGGTGCAGGTCCATGTGGATTGGACAACGAAGTTATCTACGCTGCCGTCTGTGGTCTTCTTGAGCGAGGTTACCGCCCATGTGTACGTAAGTGCCATATTATTAACTCCTATTTCCTTAGTGCTTCTACCTCATCGCGCAGTTCTTTTACAGCCTGAATTAGCAACGCGATAGTCGCGTTGTAATCGACGGTCTTGATGTCTTCATCACCGCCAACTGCCTCTGGCAGAACCGCTTCGATCTCCTGCGCGATGACACCAGCGTACCGGCGCTCTTTGTCGTCCATGTCCGTGCGAGTGTATGTAACGCCGCGTATCTGGTCGAGTTTGTCCAATGCGCTTGGGATTGTCTCAATGTTGGCTTTGAGGCGGACGTCGGAATAAGCCGTGACGTTGCCGGTTGCAACGCAGTCACCGTTGTCCTGAACGTAGAACATAATGGTAACTGTGCCGCTGACGTTCTTAGCGATACCATACCGCCAGCCGGTGTTGTCAGAGCCGAACTCTTGTCTGATAGAATAGGGAGAACCAGTAGACGGGGTAATCCGACCTCCGCCGCCTCCGCCATTGGGGGATGACCCAAACGTAACAGTAGATAACGCTGAAGTGCTTGCCGGATCGAGGTAATATGCGGTGTTGTTCCGGTCGTAATAAATCGGGAAATACGCGCCACCTTCGCTCCAAACTGGGCGGGCGTTGTACCAGTTGAGGTAGAGGTCAAAACCCGGCTGCGCGTCGAGGTGCAGGTTGCCGTTCGTTGCAAAGACTGAAGAATGGTCGCCAGTCCAACCGCTCGCCCCTATACGCAGATACGCCCCATAACTCGTATTAGGGCCAATTAACGTGCCGCCACGTATCCGCATAGCGGCCTCGCTCGTACTGTTGAGGTCGAGGTAATATCCGGTGTCGTTGCTGTCGTAGTAAAGCGGTGAACGTATATCGTTAGTTACTCGGACGCTGCCGTCACCATCACCAATACTAAAAAGCATTGAGCCGTTATTGGCGTTGTAGAACTTACTACCACCATAGTCTTGGCTGGCACGATAATGGATGCCGGTATAGAAGGTGACGGCTAAAGGTTGCGTCCAAGCACCAGCGGGTTTGCCGATGTAGTAGTCACGGTTTCCGGGGTCGTGGAACTCGATACCCCTGAACGATGTCGTTGCGACACTTTCCTGCCAACCATTCAGGTTGAGGACGTTACCCATTTGGATATTTCCAAGGCGAGAAGTGCTCGCCGGATCGACGTAATATCCGGTGTTTGCGCTGTCGTAGAAGATAGGTGCGCGCATTGAGCCGGAAGCAAGCATATTACCGGATACATCAATACCGGCAACCGTAGCTCCGGCGCTCTCAGAGTAAAAATGGAAGGACGCGGTATCGACAAGTTGCGATGTCGTCCGCTTACCCACATACCAAGAGGGACCAGTAGCGCCGAGATAGCGCACCATAGCCTCACCGCTATCGGTCGATTGGATTTGAAGGTACTTGTTACCCCCGCCGCTAATGGTGAGGTTAAAAATGTTAGAGGTACCGGCAAAGTCGCCGTAATACCCCGTGTTGCTAATATCGTAGAAGATGGGAGCCTGAATACCGTTGATATTCATGACCGCCATATTGCTACCACCACGGGTTCGGAACCAGTGTGTGGTGTTGTCGTAGTAGTTGGCTGGGTCTGCGCCGCCGAGGTAAAGGGCGGCATTTCCCGCTGGATCGTAAAGTATTTGGTAGCTACCATTGTCCAGCGTAACGGCGTTAACACCGCTAGAAAACTGAACCCTATTCGCCCGCATGACGTTCAAAACCGACGTGCTGCTAGGGTCTACGAAGAACGCGCTGTTGTTGCTGTCGTAAAAGATAGTCGCACGAACGTCATTGGCTACGACGAAGTTTCCGGTGTTTATCCGCAACGCTGCTGTCGCAGAGCCGTTGGTTATGTCGGCGCTGTTGCCGTTAACCCAAAACACCATGCCGCTCTGAGCTTCGGTGTAATCGACGCCAATGCCTGAATACTTGACGCTTCCTGAGTTCATCACAATAACGGGGTATTGGGATGCAAGATATAACGCCCTGTTCCAGCCACCCGACATCGTAGTGCCGCCGTTAATCTGGACTTGCCCTACTAGGTTGGAGCCACTGGCAGGGTCAACGTAATATGCAGTGTTATTGCTATCGTAGAAGATCGGCGCACGGAAATCGACACCTGCGGTAATACTGCCTGTACCGTTATCAATCGTCATGCGGGGTACAAAACCGGCAGAGGTAATTGGTGAGCCAGCGTAGCCGAATACTAAGTCATCACCGCTTGTGGTAGTGGTGAGCGCAATGCGCGCCCCAGAAAGGGCGGATATACCCCCACGAGATTGTCCGCTGTAGTGGACGATGATTGAAGCATCTGCCCCAAAGGCTTCTATTTTTTCGCTTGGCGTGGTTGTGTTGACGCCAAGATTGCCAACGGTGTCGATGCGGATTTTCTCAACATCGCCCGGATCAAAAGTGAAAAAACTACCTCTGAACTTTAGCTGCTTATATGCACTCGCCCCACGGTCGTAAGCGAGGAGGTCCGCGCTGACGCCGCTGGTGTTAACTTCAAAGTTAGTAGAGCCTTCCTTGACGTTGAGCTTTCCGCCCCCCGTAGTCGTGCCAAGCCCCAAAGTACCAAAGGTATCGAGGGTCATTCTTGTCGTGCCGTTATTCGCAAACGCTACGGTTGAACCCATGATTAGCAGTGGTTGGTACGCGTTGGCGGCTTGGTTTAGGCTTTGGAGATACGCCGAAGTTGCATCAACATACGCACGGACGTTGCCGTTGGTTCCATCAGAAGCGTTGATTGTGCCCCGAACGTCAAACTTTGAGTTAGGCGACGTCGTTCCCACACCGACGTTCGTGCCAGTATCGTATATAACCGACGCACTGACAGCCGACGTGCCGTTACCCTTGAGGACGTAGCCCGAAGACAGTGTCGTGGCTCCTGTGCCGCCGTTGGCGACGTTCAGCGTGCCTGCGAGCGTGATTGTGCCGCTGCTCGTAACTGGACCGCCTGATGTCGTCAGGCCGGTGGTGCCCCCGCTGACGTCGATACTCGTCACGGTGCCTGCCCCCGCCGTGGGCGAGGAGATAGTGAAGTTCGGGTATGTGCCGGTCACGGTCGTAGCGCCGGACCCTGTCAGACTGACGACCTGATCGGGAGCGGTGTTGGTGACGGTGATGGAGCCAGAGGCCGTGATAGGGCCGCCAGAGACGCTGACGCCTGTGCCCGCAGTCAGGTTGACGCTGGTGACGGTGCCGGTGTTGGACGTGTAGCCCGCAGGGTTGCTCG